GTTCAGACCGTTTGTTGCAATATCATTAAAGGCAGTTATAAGCATTGTCCCGCCAGAAATGATAAGACCAATCCCAGCCCCCAGCTTTCCAAAGGCCAGCGTTAGACCACCGACCAACGCCGCGGCTCCCTCGAGCATCTCAAAGAAGTTTGACCAGTTGATACCGTTTTCCAGCGCATCGGAAACGCTGTCCCAAATGAGGATCAAACCACCAGCGGCAATGGCGATACCGCCGAGCTTTTGCAGAACAGTGCCAAGAATTCCAGTAAAGCCAGTAGACAGTTTCCAAGCCAGAAGCCCAGCGCCAATAAGCAATACTGCTTTAGCAATCCGATCAAACCTATCATCGAGATCATCAAAGATGGAGAAATCCGGGTCAATGGAAATGCCACCACCGGAGGATCCACTGCCGGAAAGCTGATTGATTTCATCGAACGCGGCAAGGGATTTCCCCGCCTTTTTGGCCGCGCTTCCCGCGCCCTTAATCGCCGCCGTTTCATCGTTCAAGGATTTGGCCGCATCTGCGGATGCCTTTGCGGTTGTGCCAAACAGGCCGGAAACAAGTCGTGCCAGCGCCGCGACTACCTGCGCGATAACACGCACAAGAGTTACAAAAGCCGGTATAAGCACATTTAGGAGGGGCTGTGCAAGGGTGAGGAGTGCCGCCTTGAGCTGCGCAAAGGATGCCTGCGCCTCGGAATTGGTTTTAATGACATTGCTAAGCCAATCCCTTATCTGGCGGAGAGCGGAAGCAATGACTGTAAAAACAAACGCCCGTTTGATAAGCATATTGACCCGTTTGCTGAACTTCTCGGTTGCGGTAGACGCATCCTCGAATACCTTGGGGATATTCTCCTTTGCGGCAAGCTGTTTTTGCAGCTCCCCGGCCCGGTCTTTTGCATTTTCAAGAGCGGCCGTTTCTTCTTCCACCCTGTCGGTGATATCCTTATACTGTTTTTGCAGTTTGTCAGCTTCCTTGTTTTGGCTCTCAAGGAGCGCCTCCTGCTGTTTCAGCTCGGCAGCAATTTGGGATTGGTTGGCGTAAGCCTCCATCGTTTCCACTGGAGATACGCTTAACTTACCGCTGGTTATTTCCTTAATTCTTTCGAGTTCGCCCTTTAATCGCTCAACCTCAGCCGTGGTATCTGCGGCTGCACTGCTGGCTGTCTCGAACTCCTCAGCAAGAGCGTTCTGCTTGCCACTTTTCTCCTCAAGCGACTGCTGCATTTTTTGGATTTGTTTGGTAAGGCGGTTTAATTCGGTTTGCGCCTGCGTATCGTCCAGTTTTGTGTTGATTATGATTTCGCCATCCGGCATTGTATCACCACCTTATACCCATTTACTGATAGCCATTTCATCAGCATCAGTAAATTTCTGCTTTATATCAATCAACCGCCGGTTCTCCCGGTAAAACTCCTGGTCAGCCTTGTCCAGTTTCTTTCCCTTGGATTTAAGGCTCCTTATTCTCACAATTTGGGCGAACATGCAATCCCCAATCTCGTAGTACGCGGAAATGAAGGTCCAGAAGTGAATATACGGGGCAGAACGAACCTCACAACCTACCACCCGGTTTATGGGGGCCACAATGTACTGGAAATCCTGTTCCCAGTCCATCAGCTTCGGCCGCTTTCTGTTCTCCCCCTCGTCCCCGCAGTTGAGGAACCACACCATATAATCAATGGCAGCCTGTAACCCCTCGTCCGGGATGGATGCCATATCTGGGTAGAATATATCCAGCGCCACCATGGTACGCTCCTCCGGCGTTAGCTCCGGATCCACCAGGCAGGTCAAAAT